CTTGGCTTCGAGCAAGTTGATGATTTCTTGTTCACCGTTGTTCTTGGCTTCTTCAATACCGCTGATTGCGATGGATGCAGCGTACTGCTTCCATTCGTACTCAGCAGCCGAGATTCCCTCTTGTGGGGTCAATGACAGCGAATCGTATCCGCTGTATGAAGCCACAGTTGAGTTCTTGCCGTAGATGAGTGGTTCAACAATCTTCGTACCGCCGTTAAGCATACGAATACGACCGTTGTCCATCAACTTGTAGGTCAAAGGACGTGCTGTGAACACGTTGTCGGTTAGTTGCGAACGGTAGTTCGCAAGGGTCGTTGAGAGCAACTGGTCAAAGTTACTGTTGGCTGATGCCATGATGATTTCTCCTTAAATAGAACGCTAAACGCTTAGTTGCCGTTTGGCGGCTTCAAAAGCATCTCGCAATGATGTGATTGGTTTTGCTGATACATCTGCAGTCTTTGATGTTGCACCACTAGAAACAACTGACGCTTGACGCTTAGCCTCTGTGACTTTCACCTTCTCTTCATCTCGTTTAGCAATTTGCTTACGAGCAGAAAGTGATTGGTCATAAAGACGGTCAAACGCAATTTGCTTATAGACTGCTTCCAAATCGGTTGAACCAACGGCTAACGCCTTTGCCACAACCTCGTTGGCATCAAAATCTTCTCCGTATCGATTTTGAAGAGACTGCACCTTCCGTTCCAACTCATTCAATGCTTTATCTTGTTCAAAAGCCTGAATGCGTTGTTCCAGTTGTCGGTACTGCTTCTCAACAGGGTCTTGCCACAGGTCTTCTTCTTCAGAAGGTGTCTGTGCTACACCATAATGTTGTGACAGCAGGCTTAAAGTACCTTGAGGGTCGTTTTGCAAGGCTTCTTGCAAAGCGGCACCAAACTGTACCTGTCTCCTCTGCTCGCTGAGTTCCTGTGTTTTGCGGGTATAGTCCGCTTGACGCTGGTATCCAGAAAGCGCCTCTTTGAGTGGCACACGGACTTCTTCACCATCAACTTGAACGGAAACATACTTGTCTCCAAACTCGTCAACAGGAAGCAAATCAATCTGCTCATCCGTTAAGGCATCAACTACATCTACAACTTCCTGAGATTGTCCTAGGTCTTCTAGGGTCTCTTCTGCTGTGACTTCATTGCTATTTATTTCGCTCATTTAAGAGTCCTCCGTGGGTTGCTCTATTGATAGGGTTTATTCGTTACATTCCCGGCGGCATTCCACCTTGCTGTGCTAACAACGCCAAGATTTCTGGTGGTAACTGACCCCCACCCATTTGCTCCACTCCAGCCTCAGAAGGCAAGCCTTGTGGTGGCATACCCATTTCTGGCATTCCCTGAGGTGGCATTCCACCCTCTGGTGGCATCATTGCCTCTGGTGGTAAAACCCCCTGTGGTGTCACGGGTTGTGCAGGCATTTGTGGCTGCACAATAAACGAAGCAGCAGAACGAATACCAAAACCATATTGCAACACATAGTTAGCCAATTTCGGCATGTCAATAATTCCAGCCGAAGCAAACGGTGCCATTGCATCAACAACCTGCATTGCCATTTGGCGACGGAATGATTCGTTTACAGGTTGAGTAGACCCACCCTCAACCTCAAAGTCAAACTCACCCTTGATGTAATCTCTGTCAAACTCCAACCAAAGTGGTTCAGCCTCAGAACCCTGAATGCGAACAGCCTGCTCTCCCGTGAGATACTGCTGGGCAAGCATGATGAGGCGCTTGGCAATCTCAGCAATGCTGAGTTCAATGATTGCTAGTTTCTCTGATGAACGGGCATTAGCGTTGTCCTGAATGATGCCAGCCTCAGTCGCTGTGCGCCTGATTTCTGGCAAACCACCACGCATGTACTCAGACACACCAGATACACGGTCAATGTCCCCAGAGATGAGACTTGACTGGTTGTAGAACTCTGGTGGGCTGATAACTGCTGGCATTGGTCCAACAACATTAGAAATGTTTTCTTCTGAAATCACAGGAACCATCACGTTGTCTTCGTCTGATTCGAGTGCTGCACGACCATCGGCGTCAAAGGCTGATTCCTTGTATAACCACTTGCGTGAGAACCGCTTACGGTGGTTCATCATCTGGGTACGAGTTTGGTTGAGTTCCTGTTGCAATGGTTCAATTGCTTCTAACTCACCCATTGGGTAAAAATGTTCTGGAATGTCGTAGTTGCGAATCATTACAAATGGATGACCATAGGCGAATGGAATCTTGGTTGGGTTAATCAAGAACTTGTCTGTGCCATCACAAAATACCGACATGGTGTTTCGGTCAATGTCGTACCATTCCCAAATTTCTACATATGCATCATTTGGGTCACTTGAACGGCGTGGTGAATAACCGTCTTGTCCGTACTTTGAGTAATGAGATGGCGAAGCCTCTTTGCGAGCGGCTGTGTTATAACGCTTGTCCTTTTTGACTTCTGGCAAAGGGCGACGAATGCGTTGTGCAATCCACTTAATGTCGTGCATGTTTGTGGCATCTGGGTCAACAAAAATATCAAACATAGATACACGCTCAACAAATGGGCGGTCTTCTTTGATAATCATGTTTGACTCAACAGCAGACTCAACACGGTCTTCTGCGAGTTCATCAAAGTTGTCAAAGGTTGGGATTGCTTCATCAGCAACCATTTCTTCTTCAATAAAACGATAACCAGTTTTAATCCAGCCATGACCACAAATGAGCATGTCTTTTACTGCACGACGCAGTTCTTTCTGGCAGTCAAAATGTTTCCACCAATAGTTGATGATTGCTTCTGTCACTACAGCCTTGTCGCTATCTTCGTAGCGACGAGCATTGACTGAAATCTTTGGATAGTTAATAGAAACAGATGGTGCAACAACGTTGATTGTTGCAAAAGCAATGTTTACCAATAAGCGGTCTTCTTCTGAAACACCTTTGTATTGCTTACCACGATACATGTCAATCATGCGGCGCCAAATCTCATCATGGGCTTCTTCATGACGCCAACGGCGTGACTGCTCCAACTTGTCACGGTACTGCTTGAGTATTTCACTATTTGCTGTACGAGCCATTATTTGTCCTTTTGTCCTTCGTGCCAACCAATATGGTTGTCAATTTTGGTGCCAATCTTGTCAACCTTTGTCCCAATCATTTTCAGAAGGATTCGTCCTTCTGCATGTTGCTCTGTGTTTTCTTTGCGCAGTTTCTGCAAGATGACCACGAGCGGTCCCGATATGATTGCGACCAAAATCGGTACCAAGACCATCTCCATCTCAAATCCAACGACTTCCGACAGGCTCGGCATTGATACCGGCTTCCTTGGCTACACGAACTTGCTCGTCAGCCCGTTCCTTGACGGTTGGACCATGAAAGTCTTCTTGACCGTAGGTAAACCCTAGTCGAATGGTCTTGATGTGGCATTTGAAACAAATTGAGCCACGACGGGGCAATTCATCTACCACAAACGTCGTCAAACACTCCAAACAGCGTAATTCTTTCATAACTATAGACCCAGTTCGTTACTCTCGTACATTAAACGCACCAATCGGGGTGCGAACCTCTTGTTTCTCACGGACAAGGAATTTTTCCCACCAACCCAAAGTATTGCGAATTGGCTCAGCATCCACCCTGTACTCAGGTAGCCAAACATATTTCAACATCTGATTAGTAATGGCTAATGACATAACACGGTCGTCATGTGGTGAACCGTGCATTTTGCCATTGGCTTCTCGAATGAAAGTTCTCAATTCGGCAATAGAGTTCTTGTCGTACACATGCACACTTTGGTCACGAAGTGCAGCGTTGAGTTCGTCAATAGCCAAGGGTTTAGAAACCGAAGTTGTTCTCCAACCCATAGTGTCGCTAATCTGTGGATTCCTACTGTTCATCTTGCGTTGTCGGTACAGGTTCCTGTACCCGACACGCTGTAGACCTTTGATGGTTGTAAGACCGTGGTTGTTTGACTCAACACCAACCAAAGCATGGTTGTAGTAATACCCCAGAGCCCTAAGAACTTCTTCACCAAAAACGTCTGGGTCAACATGTCCATGCCAATGAGCAACTAAAAGACCTGTGTTGGCTGAAATCACATGAGCGGAACTAAAGTCTCCATGCCCCAAACCTTCTGCAACGTCAGCGCCAATTACATACACTTCTTGTCTGTCTGGGAACTCCCAGATGGATAGTTCTCCACCATCAGCAATGAATGTGTAATGGTTCTTACCCATTTCGTTTTTTAGGTATCCACGTTCAGGTTCAACAAGTTGAATTGCTCTAAGAACATCAAGGTCAAACACAGGGCGACCAGAACGAATAAAGGCTTCTTCAGCGTTGTCCGGGTATTCCTGAGCCAACTGCCAATCAGGAAGGTCACGCTTCTTAGCCTCGTACCAATCCTCGTCACGGTCTCCAGCAGACCAAGGAAAGAACACTCCAGTAAATCGGTTATTGCCAGTCTGTGAACCAACCCATAGTTGGTGAAAGATATTGCCTTCACCGTTTGCTGTGCTTAGACAGATAACACGACCACCCACGTCGGCAATTGGTTCAATAGATGCCCACGCTTCTTCAGCGTTGGGCAAGAACGCCATTTCGTCAATGATAACTCGATACACGGATTCACCACGAGCAGGGTCATTTCCAGATGGCAATGACTCAATTGACGAGTCATTGGCAAACACCATTTTCAACTGGTTGTCTGAGAGTAGGTCTGGTCCACGGGTACGCATCCATGCAGGCAACATCTTGTAGCCATACTTGGTTTTCTGTAGCAACTTAGATGCTTCACGCTCTGTACGAGAAAGCATGACTGTAAAGCGGTCAGCCCAAAAGAATGTTTCCCAGAATGTGAATGCAGCAGCCAGAGTAGAGAACCCAATCTGTCGTGCTTTCAACACAATGCTGTAGCGAGAGTCAATCCAAACACGCACAGTTTCTTCTTGCGCTTCACGAAGAACAAACTTGATACGACCCCGCTCAGGGTGTCTAATCATCCAATGGGTTGCACAAAAGTGCGAAAATGCAGCCACCAATTCTTCGGTGGTTGCACCCTCGCTACCTTTGCATTTCCTCCACTCCTTCTCGTTGAGAAGGTCGGTGAGTTCCATTATGCCTTCTTAACGGCTGCCTTCTTTGCTGCAATCTTTTTAGGACTTGCACCAAATGCTGCATCAATTTCATCTTTGGTAAGAACACCATCAATGCTTGCCTTGGCAAGACCTTCCGCAACCTTGAAGATGGAAACTGCGCCAGCAATCAAAGCCGACTTCCATACTTCCAAGTCAGGAGCGATTACCGCAGCACCAGTCACCACGCCGAGGGCGTTGGTGAGGAAAAGTGCAACAATTCTGCCTGCAATATCTTTTGCCTTATTCATTGTTCTCCTTGAACATTACGCCGAGTAAATG